CGGGCTGCCGTGATCAGGGCGCCAATGGAGGCATCCTCGTCGGCCGTCTCCACGTGCGCCTGTACCTTAGCCTGAACCAGCGTGACCGGTTCAACCGCGGGCGGTACTACGAGCAGCAGGATGTCGTCCATGGCTTATGCGCCCGCTAGGACAGCCTTGGCGGCTGCCGCGATGGCTTTGTCATCGTTCTTGGCGAGGAAGTCGCGAACGTACTTCGGATCCTCAGCGAAGATCTCTTTGACCGTCTTGCCCTTGTACTTGCCGAAGGGGACGACTGGCTCCAGCTCGACTGCGCCGATAGCAGATGTAAAGTCGACTGTCCTTGTCTCGACCTGAGAAAGCACGGCCTTCTCCATCTGAGGAAGTACGGCGTAGTGCCCCCTCAGGAAATCTCTCCCTTGCTCTTCCGGAACTTCGACATCCGTCCCTGCGCGGTAGTAACCCATCGGCCCGGCGGCTGTAGCAGTCATGTGCACAAGCATGTGATACCTCCGAGGGGGCGGTTCATCGCCGCCCCCGATAGGTGTTGGTTAGGCGTTCACAGGAGTGACAAGGAGACCGGACGACAGGCAGCCGGTGGTAACGACCAGCTGAGTCACGGGCCTTTTGCCGCCCCAGCGGATGACGATCATGGAGCAGATCACCGCGCTCGCCGTGCCCGGCGTCATCGTGAACTTGATGTACCTCTTCGTGGGCTTGACGACCTCGAGGACCTGGACGATGCCCGAGACGGGAGTCGCTGGGACGGTGTAGGAAATGCCGCCCGCGTACTCGGTCGTGGCACCGGTGGAAGCGTCGCCGCCGTAGGCCTTGAGGCCGAGCGTTCCGGTCGCAAGGAGTGTTCCGTAGGAGCAGATGCAGAGAGCGCTGTCGTATCCGGCCATGTCCAGGACAGTGGAGTCCTTGGCAGTCTGTCCAGCGGCGTAGTAACCCTGTTCCTGCGTGATGATGGCGTTCTTCAGGATGCTCTTCATCGCGTCACCTACCTACGCCGTCATCGCAATGCGAGTGAAAGCCTCGGGCAGAATGGGCTGACCATCCGACCAGACTTCGCCATAGAACCCGGTCTCGCCGGTCGCGATGTGCAGTTCCTTGACGACAGCGATGGAGATGCCAAGGCTGTCGACGATGTTGTACCCAGTACCGAAGTCACCCAGGATGCCGACGTACTGGTTCGCCGTGAAGACGTGCGGGACATACGCCGACTCGTGGACAGGCATGTTCAGCAGCTTGTCCGGGGCGCCGGTGACGACCGAGCCGTACCAGATGTAACGGCCTTCGAGATCCTTCAGCTTGGCGATGTTGTAGATCGCTTCACCCGAGAACATCCAGGCAGCATTCATCCGGTAAGCCTCGGCAATGTTGTACTTGGCGCCAAGCAGGCCCTCGATCGTGAGAGTGGTCGCCGTGTTGCCAACCGACCAGTCGCGGTCGGTGTTGATCCCGTTCGCAGAAGCCGTGAATACGCCGAGAGGCTGGTTGGTACCTGAACCGTTCAGGTAGCCATTCTCCATGGCTTTCCCGAACTTGAAGGTGAGACGCTCCCGGACCTTAGCCTCAACGTCGATGGCCGAGTTCCGTAGGAGGGCATTGCTGATCTTGATGGCCTTCCGGAGGACCTGCGGCTTGAGCTCGCGCTTGCCGAACTTCATGGTCGTGTCGAGCGTGGCCCCGGCGATCTCGCTCGTCCACTCAGCATCGGAGGCATCCGTGTCGAGCGTGGGCTTTCCGAGTGAATCCGTACCGGAGATCGTGTCGATCTTAGCCATCTGACGCACGTAGGACTTGGCATCGATGCCCTGGATCAGCTCAGCTGCGAACTTCTGTGGGACAAGGTACCCCCCGTCGGCTTCCGACGACTGTGTCAGAGTGCGCTCTTCGACTTCGGAGAGATGTCCTCTCCGCAGGAACTTGTCGAAGGCGGCCCGCTGTTCGTCCTTGGGCTCGTTGACCCGATGCTCGCCTGCGGTAAGGGGTGCCTGGGGATCCCTGAGCTCGGCCTCACCGTCCTCCTGCCTCTTGCGCAGGTCGGCGTCCTTGGCCAGCTTTTCAACATCCTTCCAGATGTTGTCGTACGTTGTCCGCTCTTCAGCGGTCATCTCGCGCTTCTCACCGTCGGCGCGGTCAAGGATCTCCCGCCCGTTGGTGATCAGCGTTGCACGCCTCTCCAAAATCTCTCTGACATTCATTGTAACCTCCTGGTTACTTGCCGAGCAAGTCGGCAATCCGAAGCTGCTCCCGCAACACAGAGGTTGGGGTCATTGGTTCGGCTATAGGGTCAGGCTGCGCCCCAGGGCGTAGACCTTGAGTGGCACGGTAATCGTTCAGCACGTCGAGGCCTGAGCGGACGGAACAGTCGGTCGTGGGAAAAGCGGGGAACGTGACCGGACTAACGTCGAAGAGTTTTACTTCCTTGATCGTCCGAATGGGGTAGTTGGGATCTGTCTCGTCCCACTCTTCTTTCGTGACCTGGAAGGCATAACTCATCTGCGAGAGGTCCCCGCGCTTCATGGGAGAGATGACCATGTCCCGGATAAGCTGCGTGTCGGGCGCGTGGATAACGGTGAACAGGCCTTTGTCATCCTCTGAGAGTTCTAGCGTTCCAGAGGTTGTCCGTCCGAGGAGATACTCTTCCTTATGATTGAAGAGGGCTCGTACATCGTCTTCTTTCACGGCGCGAGCAAAGGCTCCTTTGGAGACTCTCTCCTTGAAAAAGCCGCCAATATCAGCGATGGTGTCAAAGACTGCGGCATGGCCGGTAATAATTGGCGCTGCTGCATCTCCTTCCCGGAACTCACAGGGAACAGTGCGATATTCAATTTTCTCAGGCATGGCAAACCTCCAGCTGTGCATTGACTGCCTCCAACATTTCGGAGGCAAGAGACGCGGGCGAATTCTGCGCCCGGTCGGCATAAAACACTTCCACTCCTTGCATGACTTCCGTTACTCCGTCCTGTGCCAAGCTGACAACGCCGAGCAGTACAGACTCTTCCGACTCGGCATATCGCCTTGCCTGGACTAGCGCGAAGAGCTCTCCGATGGCACTGTCAGTTTCCTTGCTCCCACCGATTGCTTTGATATGTGCAGTGATGGGTGCTACAAGTCGCTCTGCAAGGACTTTAGAGAGTGATGTAGTACAGTATTCGTGCAACCAGAGGGCAAAACCACCAACGCCTGATGAATTAAGGGCTTTCCGGCCTTCCGTTGTGACGTCATGTTTTTCCCTCTTGCGAATCCCTTCCATGACATCAGCAAGGACTGGGACTAGAAGAGACCGGGTCGCCTTGGCGTCGGCCATGTTCAGGGGTTCCAGGAAGCGGTCGCCCTGCGGTCCGATGCTGTTTAAGTTCTCCATGGCACGAATCTCGTTCACCGACATATAACCCCATTGCCTGGCAAGCGCATGGGCGGCGTTTCTCGAAGCAGTGTCACCGCGAAGCAGTCCGTCGAGGACGAACTCGGCAAAGTACGACTGCCGATCACGCTTATCGAACAGCACCACCAGCTCCTGTTCGATGTTCACCACCCAAGGCCGCACCGTATAGGTGACGTACTGGATCGCGAGGTTCTCGATGTTCGAGAACGTGCTATGGTCCAGGTCGCCGACAAGGTGAGGGGGAACCCGGAAGATGGAGGCGATCTCTTCCCGCGAGAATTTCCTCGACTCAAGGAACTGCGCGTTCTCCGGAGGGATACCTATGACGGTGATACCTGCTCCACCTTCGAGGACTGCAGTCCGGGAAGCGTTGTCGAGTCCCTTGTGCGTTGCATCCCACGTCGCGCTGATATCTTGCGCCCGTTCTGGTCCTACTATGCCGGCCAGCGTCAAGACCGTCGAGGGGCTTGCTCCATTGGCGAAGAAATGCGACCCGTACTGTTGCGTCGCCATTGCAAGACCCAACGTTTCTCTTGCCTGATCGATCGGGGAATAGCCGATAATCCCGTTGAAGGATAGGCCGTGCAGATGGAGCACCCGATAGTCCGGGAGCTTCACCGTCTGCCCGTTCGGCAAACTGTAGATGTACGTCAGGCTCAGGTCCTCGTTCAGCCAGACCTGCATCTTGTCGGGTCGAAGCAGCAACAGCGAATCAACGCGCCCAGCACCGTCATAGATGATCTCTGAGTATGAGTTGCCCCAGCTGAGCAGGTGACTCACGGCTGCCTGTCGCCAAGCATACGATGTCATGTACTTGCTGACCCGGTCGTGGAGGATGGGGTAAAGAGAATGCCCAATCGCCCGGTCCTTGCCGGACTTCGTCCTCTGGTAGACGTTCAATGGAAGAGAGGCGATGGTCGATGACAGGAGATCAATGCAACTATAGACGGTGGTCAACGTCATCGCTGTTGTCTCAGTGACCGTAACGCCACTCGTCGAGAGCTGCCTTCCGCCCATCATCAGATGAAGGAACTCCGGATCCGTCGAGGTCAATTGCCACGCTCTTTTTAGTCTCTGCCCAAGTGTCATATTTGCCCTCCAACCGCGCCCGCTGCCAGTGCCGTTTCTACTTCCTGCTTGAACAGGAAGTTGTAGGCAATGGCGTTAATCTCTGCCATGCCCCGCCCGTCTGCTTGACGATGGTACACGCTACGGTG